TGTCATTTGTGGACCTTGTTGTAATTGTAATTGGTTTACATAAAACACTTCTCTAATGGAGTCTCTTCTTTGCTGTTCCATATTTAAACCCAATGGATTATTTGCTCCAATGTTTAAAGGTTCAATTCTATCTCTAGTGCCTGATCTATAAAAATTTAATCCACCTGGTACAGTTCTGACTGGAAGTAGGAAACCATCATCAGGAACTAATAGAGGTGGGTCTACTTGTTTCTGTGCAGCTTTGATTGTAGTTTTTGACATTTCATTTAGCATCTTCACATCCGGTAGTGCTGTCATTGCAGGTGATCTACCATAAATTTCATGTGATGCTTTTAAATATCTAGGACATACAAAAGGAAATTCTTGAAATCCAGATATAGATAATTCGTTACCATTCTTCATTTCAATATAAACAGATTCAAATGGCATATTTTCTTGATCTTTTAAATTAGGATTAAAGTCTGATCTTGGATAAACTGCGTGTAATAATTCTACATCTTGATAAGGATCTTTTTGTGAAAGTGCCAACACATCTGGTGATATTTTATTTTCAAAAGAAAATGCTTGAACTACAGCTCTGGCTGATAAATTAAATTTTCTATAAACAGTATCTATTCTACCTTTTTCATCTTCAGCAATATAAATTTCTTTAACATGTCTTGTAGAAAATTTTAATATTTCTTTATCATCTTCCTGTACATACATACAAGAAGTTCCAAAAGTAATTAGATCGTGATACAGTTCAAAAATTTCTTGTTGAAAGTTTGAGCTATTAAATGCGGTGTACATAGTTTCAGTCGCACTTTCCAACCAAAGTTTTGCTTCTTCCTCTGAATTTATATCTTCATTTTTAAATTTTAAAGTAAACCAAGGAGTAGAAGGATTAGTCAACATTCCATGTAGGGATGCGGCTAATAATTCTACTGCTTGTAAGGGAGAAGAATCAAAGATCATTTCTGTTCGTTTATCACCTCTGGCTCTGTGTTTGGTTACATCTGCTTTTCTTGGCATCATGTAATCAGCAACTTCTTGCCAATGTGTTTCCCAGGTTTGTCTTTGACTTTTTAATCTATCAAATCTTGATAATAGTTTTTTTGTTAAATCTGTCTTAGCCATTAAACATATCCTAATAAAGTTTTCTTACCTAGTGTAAGTTTATCTTTTGATTGAGCATAAATATTCATTTTTCTTCCTCTTGCTTTTACTCTTCTCTTAGTTAATTTTGTCTCGGCAGCATTAGTAGCATCTGATTGTGATACTTCAGCTTCTGTTGGAGCAGCCGCTAAAATTGTTTGACCACCTACAACTTTTTTAACAGGAGGTCCTCCATTACCACCTGGATCTGTTTCTCCAAATGGATTTTGATTGCTACGCATTATATCTAATCTTGTTTTTCTATAAAGTTTTTGTTTGTCAGCTAATGGTAAAGCATCAAACTCTATTTTTGTTGGAAGATAAGTTTTATTACTTCTAATTCTTTTATAATTTTTATCAAAGAAGGCTCTGTTTTTTACAGAAGCTCCTGTAAAAGAATCTAATATAGATGCAACTGCAGCCATAGATCCAGTTGTAGTTTTCATTGGTGGCATCTTAGTATGTACAAATTCACTACGATGTGGCATACTAGAATCTGTATTATATTTAATTTTAGGTTTACTTTTAGTTTTTTGTATTCCTCTTTCTCTAGCTGTATTTCCATGAACATCTGTGCCACCTTTCTGAGCTTTTCCCATTGATGTTCCTGATCTTCCATAATGATGTGGCATAATTAATTTATCCTAATAGCGTATCTAACGCTTCCTCTTTATCCTCTTGTATTCCAAGAGGTCCTGTTAATATTGTTGATTGTCTACCTGACTTTCTTCTACGAATAGCGGCTTGTTCTTTTGCAATTCTTTCTTTATCTTCCGAGGACAATTCAGACTTTGGTGGCTCTGGTGGCGGTGCAACTGCTGGAAGTGGTGGCATTTTTGGTCTGAATATTGATCCCATTTATATAATCCTATAACTATTATCTGCTATACTTTGTGGAGCAGTTTGTCTACTATTTAATTCTTGCAGTCCAACAGCTAGATACCTCATGGCATCTGCTGCGTGTGAACTCCAATCGTGTACAGGCTTTGATCTAAACATTCTATTTTTATCAATATACTTCCTGTGATAATGTCTTAACGCATCTATTAACTTTTTGCAATGGTCAGTATCAATCCAGCACCTAGGCAGAACCATTGATGTTGCGTGGATGCCATCTTCCAATGGAATTTTCGGCACGACCTTAAATCTAATTCCTAATTGAAAGGCAACCTCCCTTCTAGTTTTACCATTACTAAAATCAGTAACTTCAATATCGTGTGGAGCATAATGCTTATCGTAAATATAATCTTTATCTTTTAGCATTTGAATATAGTGCGGCAATCCTTGACCTCTCTCTTCATAATAATCAATAATATTAATTGCTCTTCCTAACTGCTGGAAAAATATTATAGCGGTATGATCTGCTACACCTAGATCCATGCTAGTTGAAACTGGTAATGAAGGATCATAAGGAACTCTAGTAATCTGTTTGGAGTTTTCCATTTTAGTTAAAGCATCGCTATAAATTGCTCCCTCAATGTTAGCAACCCAATCGCACTCAAATTCCTGTAGATACTTCTTCTCTCCCATAACTTCTTTCGCCTTGCTAAGCTCCTCCTCATCTACAATCTGGGTATCACTCGCTTTTGCTTTATAATTGAACCAGTCGTCTGCTCCCTGTGCGTGCTGGTAAAGTTCGTAAAAATTATTGTTCATTCCAGCCGGAGTTCCAATAAATATACAATATCCTTTTCTATCAGAAAGTGCTGGTCTAATTATTTCTGGAAATAGCTTGTCGGTTACATTTGCGTATTCATCTATTACGCAGCCATCTAAATATATTCCTCTTAATCCATCAGGTGAATCTGAGCCTAGCAAAGTAATACGAGAGCCATTAGGTAAATCTACCCTAAGTTCAGTTTCATTAAATTTTGTATAAGGTATCTTGGCGGTAAACTGTTTCATGTAATCCCAGGCAATAGCTTTAGCTTGTTTGAAGGTTGGAGCAATGTAGGCAAATCTAGGGTGTTTTTTTTTGGTCAGTAGTGCTGACCTAATTAAATGGTTGATCATACACACAGTTTTGCCAAATCGTCTATGACAAACTAGCACGCTCCATCTTCGTTTAGATATTTCCTTATGTAAATAGGCTTGGTGCTTTCTAGGCGTATAGGGTATTTTAATGTCCATATATGTTTAGTGAATCATTTTACTTGGCATATCATCATTTATAGGGTGAAAATCAAATCCCATCTTCATCATTGAATAGGTAATAAATAATTGTGCAGTTATTTCATTGGGAAAACCATAAAACTTTAAAACTACAGCGTTTGACTTCTTTTCAATAAAGGCAACTGAATCTAACTCATCTGATGAAAAATAATCCATATACTACATATAGTATATTTAAAAAAAATAGTAAAAGAAAAAGGTCTAGCAAGGTGTGGAAAAGGTGGTGGGTTGTTTTGAGATGTGTGTGGATGTCTTTGTCTAAGGGTGTCCTCAAGTCCGGTCTATATAGAGATAAAAAAAAGTGTGGCGATCTTGGGTGTATACCCCCTTTATTTAAAATGAAATTCACTTAATTAGCAGCCAAAAATCTTTATTGAATGTTATTATGTTTGATAATCTTTATTTATCATTACACCATTAAGGTTAAATCTTTTATATATGATCTTGAGATAGGTAAGTATTGCTGACCGATCTTATACACGAGAAATAAAAATTTATGCTCTTATATATTGATACGATCATTTAGCATATTTCAACCTGGAACTAATCAACCGGATTAAATACAATTAAATATAATTCTATTCCTGCCTTAATGCTGCCTTATTTATTTAATAGCTTAAATTAACCATGAAAGGAAAAAAACAAATGACAAAAAAAGAAAAAATAAGTTTTATTATGTCTAGTAGATATGATGAAATTAAAAACAATGATACATTTTATAGATATTTATTTAATCAATATCTTAAAATGGACAATGAAGAATTAAATATTGATTTTAATTATTATTATAACAACTGAAAGGAAACAACAAATGACAAATACAAAAGTAAAATGGCACAATACAAATGCTTATGATTTAGGTTGTGATATTAAGGATCTTGAAAAACTAGGTTTTGTTAATTCAAGTTATCATAACGACTTAGCACCATCTTATGAAATAGAAAATAAATTAAAAATATTTTTTATTGATACAAGCATAGATGAAATGAAAACTGAAAGTCAAAAATGTAAATTTGTTATTAATAAGATCATTAATAAAAATGATGAATTAAAACATATTTATTCAACTAATGATTTTAAGGAAGTTTTGCGAATAGTCAGTTTTCAAACTCATTAAGCAATGTTTAATATAAATTGGTTGCCTAATTATAGCCATATTTATCAATTAGGTTAAATTAAACAATGAAAGGAAAAAACAATGAAAGATACAATTCAAGAATATCAATTTGTAGATGAAATGAGTAAAAAAGATCATGGTTTTAGCTATCATGGTGCAAAAGCTTTATTTGAACATTTAACACAATTTGAAGAAGATTGTGGAACAGATATAGAGTTTGATCCGATTGCTTTTAGATGTGAGTATGATGAATATGAAAACCTGAAAGAAGTGCAAGACAATTACACCGATATTGAAAGTCTTGAAGACTTGAGAAGTCATACAACAGTAATTGAAATACCAGATAGTGAAAGGTTAATAGTACAAGCATATTAATTAAATTTAATGCCTAATTTTAGACATATTTATTTAATAACTTAAATTAAACAATGAAAGGAAACCATGACACAAATAAATGAAAAAATGGATCAAGCTGCAATAGATGATGATTTTGATAAAATTGAAAGTATTGCACTTAATCCAAAAAATGCACTTGTTAAAGTACATGAGTTTAACATATTTACTGGTCAAGGTAGGTTCGTTAAAAAATGGGTTGATGTATCAAGTGTAATTAATCAAGAAAATTATTTTGATGATTTGAATGGAGATTGTCAGGATTATGTTATGCAATTAGATAAATATAAAAATATGGATTATGATAGTATAGTTGATGATTTTGATAAACCTATTGAGATTAAAAATAATAAATGGCTAGAGGATTTTAAAAAAGAAATAAAAATAAACAATGAAAGGAAACAATGAAACAATACCCAATATGGAATGATGTTTACACGCCAGATTATAGCAATCAATTTTGTAAATCTTTTGGTTGTAGAACTAATACAACTAATAATATAAAAATTGGAACTAGCTCAAAAAATAGTTTTAATTTTTTAACAACTTCAACAAAAACTATTAATCTTGATAATGGCACAATAGATTATTTTTTTTACGTTGATAACAAAGTTGTTAAACACGCTAACTACAACCCAAAAACTAAAAAAATGAAGTGTGTGGTGGCTAAAATTGAATTTGATACAACTAAAAAAGAATATCAAATTGAATAAATGAATAACTTAATTATGTTTATATCAGTAATGTCAGGAGGTTTATTAAGCAGGACCAATATAAAATTTTGGCAGCTTTGTATTATATTATTAACAATTAAATTTTTATGGCATTGCTTTATATAACAACAAATAGGAAAGGAAGAAAAATGACAGCTAAAAGAAGAAAAAAAAACAATTCAGATATTATATTTTTTATTGATAAAAAACAGCAACATTTTAAAAATATAGAAAAAATAAATTGTGTTCGTTGTACTTCAAACAATGTTGAATTTAAAAACAAATGGGAATTAATCCCTCATGTCAACGAGTGGAATTTAATAGCCAATGTAAAATGTAAAGAGTGTAATCATCAATTTATGGATAATGAGTGGGATAAATGACTAGAATTATTATGATAGTATCTATGCTATTACTTTTAAACAACTGCGCCGGTTATGGCTTTTATAAAAACTATAAAGGAAATAAACTTTATAAAGAACAGCAAAAACAACTAATAGAAAAACAAAAATCCTGGTTAAATGTATGAAAGAAAAAAATATTTATAAAATAGAAGTTAATAATTATTTATTACAATGTGCTTATTGTAATAATCAAGAAATTTTTACAGAAAAAAAAGATAGCAATTTTTGTGAATATTGTAATGAAAAAACTGATGGTTGGAGTGATAAACTAGAATTATTAATAGATATGGCTAAAGACGAATATGATACAGCTCTACAAGAATTAGTTGACAATAGCTATTTTAAAGGAGTTAAAGATTATAGAAAATTACAACAATTTGATAATTTAATTAAAAATATCACCAGTACAAAAATAGAAATTAAATAATGATTGAATTATTTTTAAATACACCAATAGAGCTGCAAACCTTATTATCGTTTTTATTTGTTATGCTAGTATGGTTAATGCTTAAAGGTCATAAATAATGGTAAATGATTTAATAATAATAAGATTAAAAAATGTTAATGAAAATAAAAAGAACAAACTATTAACATATTTAAAACATAATTCTCTTTCATACATAGAATTAAATAAAAATACTTTTTATGAAAAAGAAAAACAAATAGAAAGGAAACAAAATGAGTGAAGTGAGTGTAATGAACGAGGAATTTCACGATTGGCTAGAACAATGTCCGGTCCAATGGTTTAGAATAAATAATGGAAAGCATTATAACGATAATGATACATCTTATTATGAGGGTGCTAGTTATATGTTTTTAAAAGATGATGATGAAGATGAAGAATAAATAAACAAATAGAAAGGAACAAATGAAAAGAAAAGAAAAACAAACATTTTATATAAAGGTTGAAACTGAAACACCTAAAAATTGGTACAGTATTTGTCCAGATTATATTTATAAATTAACAAGTGAGCATAAAGATTGGGAACAATTTTCAAACTCAATAACTGTTTATGAAAATTTTAGACATTTAAAAGAAAATAAATAAACAATAAAAGAAAGGAAAATATGATAAAATCAAAATATAGAAATTTGCGTTTAGGTCATGAGCCTTTGTATAAAGAAACTAAACTATTCAAAAAATATAATTATCGAGGATATTGGAAAGTTAAGTTTGAGTTTTGGGTTGAGGGTAGAGATGATGTTTTTGATTTAGAAGATTTATCAGAAATTACACAAGAACACATAGTAAAATCAATAAGTGAGGGTTATACATCTGGAGAAATTAATGAACCAGATGACAAAAAAGAAAATAAACAACAAATAAAAGAAAGGAAAGTATGACTAAAAAAACAAAAAAAGATTACAATCTTTCACTTATATTGTGGATTGAAAAAGAACTAAAAAAAAATGGTGATCTTGTTTTTGATACACTAACCAAAGATCAACTTGAACAATGGCAACGATATGAAAGGGGGAAAAAATGAGTAAAAAAACAAAAAAAGATGATGATAAAAAATATATACCAGATGACCGAATATGTATTTTTTATGTAGCTGATAGAATTTATGATTTTGAAAACATTAAAGATCATAAAAAATTACAAAAAGAAATTACCGAGTTTAAAGAGGAATTACTTCAAAACATTGGTGTTGATGTAATGATTAAAAGAGAAGCTAAATATCATAAATAAACAAGTGCTAATAGAAAAAGCATATAGTATTGGTTATTTGCTGCAAAAAAGCATACCATTAACAAATAGAATGGGTGTTTATTGTGGAATTAATAAACAATATGAGGAAGTTGTTTATATAGGTAAGTCAAAAGATTATTGGAAAAGAACACCAAGCTCTTTAGAAGAAAAAATTAAATCAAAACAAAATGAAAACTGTAAAGATTATGGTTGTGAATTAATTACTTTCATTCCTTGTAATACAGTACAGGAAATGGATAAACTAGAAATAGATTTAATTACTTATTGGAAACCTTATTATAATCAGCAACATAATTCTAATTATTACATGAATAATGATAATAAAAGATTAAGAGAAATACTACGAAAAGAATTTAGAAGAAATTTATATACATACGAAATACTATTTTCTCAAAATGCTTTAAAAAATTATTATTCAATGGGAAATACTTTTAATTTAGCAAAACATTATATTAAATCCAACTCAACAATAGGAAAAACTAGAAAAAATGAAGAACAAAAAGAAAAAGAAATAAATAGATTTGCTAGAAAATTGGAAAATATAATAAGTATTCATTATGATTTTTTTAAACGTTGTGAAAGAACAGAGGAA